GAAAATCTGGATAATCAGGTATTCTAAAGTCTAACCAATCGTATACATCTTCATCCATTAATTGTTTCATCATGCCTGTGTAACTACCGTAATAGTCTAATTTATCTTCATTATATTCACTACCTAAACGTTCAGAAAGGAATTTAATTACATCACTTTTAAAGTCACGTATTTTAACATATTGTAACCATTTAATTTTTTCTCCTGATTGGATTTGTTGGTCAATTACTCTACCGACAAAATGTCTATCTAATTCTGACCATATCAAACTATATAATTCACTTTGATATGCTCCATTATAGGCATTACTATGAATACTATATAATTCACTTTTTAATTCACTTAAATCATCACTAAGAAGTTGTTTCATGGCATCTTCATCCTTTATTAATTCATCTAAATCTTCTTCTTTGATTATGAAATAACCTTCAGTTCCTTGTTCTTCAGACAACCCCTCAAAAAAATCTGAATCATATTTATCTAATGAAAACTCAACATTACCAATTTCTCTGAATATATAATTTCTTAATTTTATAACATTTTCAACATCTAATTCTTCAATTACATCCGTATAAACATCATTAGTTGAATCATAGAAATCTTCCCAGTAATCTTCACTTAATACACGTTGTGCGACATCTTTTGCCGTAGCATCGCGACCACGATCATCAAATAGTTCGGCAAGTTCTGTACGGTCTCTTAAGAATAGGTAATAACCATCCGATCTTCTCTCAACGTCAGTTAGAATTTTTCCGGTTATCCATTCTAACCAAACTTCAGGATCCTGTTGTATTTTATATAATAGAAAATCATTCTCAAGAATTTCTGGTATATTTTTATATTCAAAACTATCTAAAATTTTTGTTTTAACTAAAAAGTCAAATGAGGGTGCGTTATCATAAGGTATGTTAGATAAATCTAATTCATCAATTAAACCCTTTCTAAGTATAAAACTTAAAAACACCTCAATTCTATTATTGAATATTTTGGATATATTATCCCAATTACCTTCGTTAAATTCTTCTATTAATTCTTCAATATCATTCATAATATATAAATATAAAAAAAGGTGGAAAATACTTCCCACCTCAACTTTTTAACCAATCACCGATTACTTTTTGTTGTAATACTTCTCAACAATTTTCTTTACCGACTCTTGAACCGTAGATTGATTCGCCGCTGGTTGTTGTGGAGCTTGTTGAGGTGCCTGAGCATTTTGTTGATTTGCTTTATTCTTACATCCGCATCCCATAATATTTGTTTTAAGAGGTTTATTTGATTATAAATATCAGTTAGGGTTCATATTTTGTAAACCATTTAATATTTATTGTAATATGAAAAAAGTTGTTAGAATTAATGAGAACGATTTAATTGGATTAATAAGGAATATTATTATTGAACAAGATGATAATGTTGAATATGAAGATTTCACACCAGAAGAGTATATGGACTTACTAAAGTCTGTTAATTATAAAGCACAAGCAATCCCTAAATTTCCTGATTTTAGAGGTAAAAAAATAAGGGTTAACGGTAATTTAAATTTAAGAGGTTTAAAACAAATAAGTAATTTGGGTGAGTTAATTGTAACTGGTGATTTAAATGTTGCGTACACAAATATATCAACTCTTGAAGGAGTTACGGTTGGTCGTGGTTTGAGTTATTGGGACACACCATACGCTAAAGAACTTGAAAGAAGGAAACAACTAGCTTTGAGACGTGAAGCGGAACAAAGACGAGAAGACGATGAGTGGAACCCAAATAATCCTGAAATTGACGATCAAGGTTTAATGGCAAATGCGGTATTTGATTACATGGTTCAACAGGGAGAAATAGATTATTTAACTGATTCGGAACGTGAAGATTTAAGGAATTTAGAAAAAAGAATGGAAGAACTTGAAGAACGAATACAAAATGAGGAAAATCCTGACATTATTGATGAGTTAGACTCTGAACGAAATGATTTGGAGTATGACATTGATGAACTTAAGAATAAAGATAACGATGTATATGGTTTATTACCTGAAGGAACACATTATGAATTATCTACATTTAGATCCATACATGATGGTACCAATGGTGATGTTTATGCCGTAGGTACTGAAAGTGAGGCGGATGATTCGATTAAAGAGTATTATGATGAAATGGTAAATGATCTTAACAATTTTGATAAAAGTACATTAAGTTATCATATTGATGGTGATGATGTTGCCGAATATTATGAGGACATGATTCGTGAATGGGTTACTGAAGATCCTGAAAATTATGATGTTAGTAGAGAAACTAGTCGTAGACAAGATAAAGAAATTGAAGAACTAGAAAACAAAAAAAAATCTCTTGAAATTGAGAGTTATTTGATTTCAAGTGGAGCTAGGTCACCATTAACTGAGGAAGAGGTTGAAAGTTTAAAGTACTTCAAATTTACTGATTATATGGATAATGTTTTAATTGTTGAATGGTCCGAAAATAAATGGCAAATATATCAAAACGGTAAAAAAGTTGAGTTAGTAACTTATGAAGATGAGGATGAGGACGGTGAACATGAATCGGACAACGATTCAAGGATTGAAGAGATTGAGAGTGAAATAGAAGATATTGCGGTTGAAATACAAGATATAAAAGATGAACCTGATGGTGATTTAAATGATGATGAGGTAGAAGAAGCGGTAGAAGATAGGCTACAACAAATTAAAGATGACCCAATAAGTTGGTTAGATGAAATGGGAGACCAATATGAAAATTTTGTTGATAGAAGAAGTTTATTGGATGATTTAGTTAGTGATAGTGACTATGGAACTATAAGTAGTTATAATGGTGATTACGATGAAGTTAATGTGAACGATTCAACTTTTATTGTAATGAGAATTGAGTAATAACTTTACTGAAGGTGATATTATTCTTATGTTTATGATTAATGGCACGGAAGAAAAAAATAGAATTTGTAATGGACACCGATTGGATGTTCGAAAAGCCAATTGATAGAGAACATAAAGAGTATAAATTACTTTCATATTTTCAACGTATGGGGGAAAAGTTAGACAATATGGAACTTTACCCTGGGTTTATAGAATTATCATTACATTTAGCAAACATTCAAACTCTTATCAGGGATAAGAAAATTATATATACGAATAAGAAATTTAATTCGGTTGACGATGAACTTTTGGTGAAAGACCTTAAAGTTAAAAGTGTTCCTGATATGTCAACTGATGAGTACGAAGAGTTCACAAAAATTTTACAATACACCGCACCAAGAATGTTGGAATACTTCAACATTGCAAAATCTGTGTGGACAATAGTTTTTGATAGTATTGAAACAAAATACAGAAAAAACAAAAAAGAAATTTTATCTAATAAAGGGTTCTTCTTTCATTTAGATAAAAGGGACAACAAATATTATGTTTGGGAATATGAGGTATCACCAGCAGCAAAAAAATCACCTGAAAGTAAAACAAATGTCAAATTAATTTATTGTGATGATAAAAACAAATTGACTATACCAAAGATAATAACTACATTTTCTGAAGCCGAAAACAAAACAAAATTACCGGTATTAGAGATGATAAGTAGAGGTGATTTCCCAATTGAAGAAACATTATTACCGTTGTTCAAAAGAAAAACAATAATGTTAATTAATCAGGCGAGAAATTACACGATTGAACAAGAGGAAAAGAAAAAAGAAAAAGAATTTTTAGAAGATTAAAATGAGTTTCAACAAAAGAATTTTAAAGAAAGAAAACATCCTTATTCACTTAAATGATATTATGACTTATTTAAATGCCGATGCAATTATTTGTACCGACGATTTTTCGCGCAAAGTCTATAGGATGTATACCGAAGGTTTTACCAAAGAGGAAATAATAAATGTTATAAATAAAATGAAATGAAAGTTAAGTTAGAATATGTGTGGATCGACGGATATACACCTGAACCAAACCTAAGAAGTAAAGTTAAAATTATGGACTATGAACAAATTAAAAATTGTTTGGTTCTAAATAATTTTCCTGAATGGAACTTTGATGGGTCATCAACATTACAAGCGGAAGGTAATAGTTCTGATTGTATTTTAATGCCTGTTAGACATTATTTTTGTGATAATACAAATACGATTTACGTGTTGTGTGAAGTAATGAATTCTGATGGTACACCACACGAAACTAATACAAGATCAAAACTAATTGGAGATCAAGAAGATTTGTGGTTTGGATTTGAACAAGAATACTTTATCTATGATAGAAAAAACAAATGTATTTTAGGTCACGATGAAAACAACTTGGAACCACAAGGTAAATATTATTGTGGTGTTGGTGAATATGTTGCAGGAAGAGATTTTGTTGAGGAACATATGGATATGTGTTTAAAATACGGAATTGACATTACAGGGATCAACGCTGAGGTTGCGTTAGGTCAATGGGAATATCAAGTATTTTCAAAAGGTAAATTAAAGGCGGGTGATGATTTGTGGATGACTAGATACTTCTTGTATAAAATCTCTGAAAAATATAATTATGGTATTGACCTACATCCAAAACCAATCCAAAAAGGTGAGTGGAATGGTTCAGGTCTCCACACAAACTTCTCCACAGATAAAATGAGAAATGATGGTAATGAAGAATATTTTATGTCATTGTTTAATGCGTTTGAGGTAAGGCATGAAGCTCATATTAAAGCTTACGGGTCAGATAACAATCTCCGTTTAACTGGTAAATTTGAAACACAATCAATTGATAAATTTAGTTGGGGTGTTTCAGATCGAGGGGCATCAATTAGAGTTCCAAAAGAGACTGCTGAAAATTGGAAAGGTTATGTTGAAGATCGTAGACCAGGATCAAATGCGGATCCGTACAAGATTATTATTGAGATTGTTAAATCATTGGATGCAACTAAACAAATCTATGGAATGAAACATATGATGAATAAACTTGTTGATATTGAAGGATTAAGTGAAAAATATAGAACTATATCTGGTGATGAGTTATTAAAAGAATATAAAAATGATGATGATTATGAGGTTAATGAGGACACTATGAGGTCAAAGGCGAATATTGAACCTGAAGTAATAAAATTTGACACAGAGTCATTAATAAAATCTTCATCATTACCTGAAGAACTTAAAAAGATAATGTTAAACGCAGATAAAGTTGAAATAAAATGAGTGAACAAGTAAATCACCCTCAACATTACGGAGGATCAGAAAACCCATATGAGGCTATCAAGGTAATTGATGCTTGGGAATTAGGATTCTCATTGGGAAATACAGTTAAGTATATATCAAGAGCCGGTAAGAAAGAATCGGATAAAGAGTTACAGGACCTTAAGAAAGCGTTATGGTACTTGCAACATCATATAGAAACATTAGAGAAAAAATGAAAATAGTAGTAACAGGAGGAGCGGGGTTTATTGGTTCCGCATTTATAAACCACCTATTAGATAACTTTGAATGTGATGTTATTTGTGTTGATAAACTAACATATGCTGGTCGTAGAATGAATCTTAAACACAATGTTTCTTTTTTACAAAAAGACATTTGTGATGTAACGGCAGATGAACTTGGTGATTTTGATTACATCGTTCACTTTGCGGCTGAGTCTCACGTCGACAATTCAATTAAAAATGGGTTACCATTTGTTAGAACTAATGTTGAGGGGACATTTAATTTATTGGAAATATCAAGAAAAAATAAAAACATTAAAAAATTCATACACATTTCAACCGATGAGGTATATGGTGATATGGATGAACACATCGCAATTAATCATACCGCAACTGAGGGTGATGATCTTAAACCAAGTTCATATTATTCGGCAACAAAGGCGGCTTCAGATTTGTTAGTGTTATCTGCAAATAGAACTTATGGTTTACCATATCTAATTACAAGAACTTGTAATAACTTTGGTGAACATCAGTTTGAAGAAAAATTCTTACCTACAATTGCAAGATCTATTAGTGAAGGTAAACCAATTCCTGTGTATGGTGATGGTAAACAAGTTAGGGAGTGGATGTATGTTTATGATAATGTTAAAATAATTTGTGATTTAATGTTTGATGATGAGGTTGTTAACCAAGTCTTTAATATTGGGACAGGAAATAGAATGACAAATTTGGACATTATTAAAAATATTTCTTATATTTTAAACAAAGAGGTTGATATTAAATACGTTGAAGACAGATTAGGTCACGATAGGAAATATGGCTTAAACTCCAATAAAATGAGAAGTTATTATCGTAACAAGTATGGTGAGTTTCATGTTGTAGACAAAACTTTATCTGAGTATTTACAAAAACAATATGGAGAAAAAAACTAATAAAGGTTTAAACAAGGAGATAAACGTATTAGGTGCGATTACAACTCCGGCAGAATTAATAAGAGAAACCATAATAAATTTTATGTGGGGATTATTAGGGAACTCTGTTGTTGTATTTGTATCCAAAGAGTTAGACTTTATGGTATTAATAAACTATATTATATACTATATATTAATATCCTACATTGTTAATAGAAAGAAATATGAAACAATGTTAGGGAAGTTCATAGTACTTCCTGGGTCGGCAGCAATGGGGGCTTTTACTGGATATAAACTGGCACAAATAATAGTTAATACGTTATGATATGGAATAATAATGATTGGCAAGGTAGGTCAAAAAAACAGGTCGAAAGAAATTATAAAGTGTTCAAGTACTCACTTATACTTGCGTTTATTGGAACAATACTTTTATTAATAATATCAATTTTAAATTAAGAAAAATGGGGTTAACTTTAACACAAAAAAATTACATACAAGATCAGTATGAGGGATTAAAAAATGACGAACAAACACTCGGAGAAGTACACGAAATAATTGTAGATTTTTGTGTTGACAACTACATTGTTGACTTATCTAATGATGAAGATGGTGATATGTTCGAAGAGTTTTCAAATGATGTATGGGATTATTTAGAAACAATAAAATAAAGAGATGATAGAAACAGGAAAAATTATAAACGGAGATTGTGTGGAAGTAATGAAAACATTACCACAAGGATCCGTTGACTTAATCGTAACATCACCACCTTATGGTGTTGGTATTGCATATGATGTTCACGAAGATGATGTTGAATTTGAGGACTATTTGGTATTTGCTAAGAATTGGTTAACCGAAGCTTACAATGTATTAAAAGATGATGGTCGTATTGCTCTTAACATTCCTTATGAAATTAACAGACAAAAGAAAGGTGGAAGAATATTCTTTGTTTCTGAGATGTATCAGTTAATGAAACAAATTGGATTTGGATTCTTTGGTATCGTTGACCTTGAGGAACAATCACCACATAGATCTAAAACTACCGCGTGGGGTTCTTGGATGTCACCATCTAGCCCATATATCTATAACCCAAAAGAGTGTGTTATATTAGCGTATAAGAAACATCACATTAAAAAAGTTAAAGGTGAACCGCAATGGAAGGGAGTCCCAACCGAGATCGAACAAGAAGATGGGACATTAAAGAAAAAAGTCGTATATGAAGAGACGGATAAGAAAGAATTTATGGAGCTTGTTTTTGGTCAGTGGAATTATTTTGCAGATACAAAATCACTCACCAAGGCAACCTTCTCCATGGACATCCCAACAAAGGCGATTAAGATATTATCCTACAAGGACGATGTAGTTTTAGATCCATTTGCTGGTTCAGGAACAACATTGGTTGCGGCGGAGATATTAGGTCGTAGATGGTTGGGAATTGAATTAAGTCCTAATTATAAACATATTGCCGAAACTAGAATTAATTACTTTAAGGCTTTAGATCAAATAAAAGAACTCCCACTATAATCAGTGGGAGTTTTCCTTTTTACATAGTATTTATAACAAATTTAATATTATGGAAGATGAATATGAATATGGTGATCACAGTATTTGTGAATTTTAATTAATACTCACCCATTTATTTTTGAAGTTAACATTACTTGCACAATATCTTGCGTAATCATTCACGATAGGTCTTCCTGTATTATAACATCCACAAACAATAGACCAATCTTTGTATCTTGAATATAATCTATTAAGTAGTTTCATACTCGTCTCAACATTCAATTCAATATCTGTTGTCAATCTTTTTTTACTATAATTAACTTTATTAATGTAATCAGATGTTGTTGGCATAATCTGCATTGGACCAACCGCACCAGCAAAAGACTCTTGGTATGGGTTGTACTTCCAATGGAAAGGACCTAAGTATCTTGTTTCCATGTAGGCTACGTTGTATGCGATGTATTTAGGAATCTCATATTCGTCACTATACTTTTCAATCAACTCGTACATCTTCATTGATGTTGGGGATTGAATACTTGAATAATCATTTGACCCTGAGAATATTGAATCGGTTGATAATGGGGATTCAGACATAAACCCAAAGATGATGAATACCCCAACACATAAACCAAGATAAGTTATTTTAGATAATTTAAGGATATTCATAGTTTCTTATTTTGTTTGGTCAATAAAAATGTTCTTAGCGTAAAGTTTAAAAATAGACATACCGATAGAGTCTTGATAAACGGTATAATCACCTGTAGTCTTATCGATCACAATGAGATGGTTATGTTCATCTATCGCTAAATTAACTTGGGACCTGTTCACTTTAACCATTTGGATAGTTGGTTTCTTTGGTCCATATTGTTGGTTATAAAGATAACCCACGGAGAATCCACCTAGTAATGATACTACTATGAAAACTACAACACCTAACGACTTGAATACTGATTTTTTTGCTTCTAAAAAATTTGTGATTTTCTCTTTCATAATATATATTTTTAATTGGTTTAAGCTAATTTACATAAAAACTTTGGATTTGCAATTTTTTTTTTGTTGAAAAGTATTTATAAGTATGAAGAAAAAGTTAATAACAGAATCAGGAATTAGAAACATCAGAGAATTATCTAAAAGATATCCTGAGGCTAAGATATATTTTCACCAAGATTTAGATGGTGTGACCACCGCATTAGGTATGAAAAACTACTTAGAACAAAATGGTATCAAAGTGGTTGATGCTGAGATCATCCAATATGGTGATAAAGAATTTGCAATTAAGAAATTAGATGCTGAGGGTGATGTAATGCCGGTGTTAGTTGACTTTGCTCACGGGAAACCGATGTTCGTTATACATACGGATCACCACGACACTCAAGCTGGTGTTGAACAAGGTACATCAACTAATTTTAAATCTTCAAGATCAAATGTTGAAACTATTTCTCAAACCGTATCACCTAAGG